TTAGTAAATATTAAGATTAAGGAATATATTGCAGAAGTACAGAAAGATGTTGCTAAACTTTGTGGAGTTTCTAAACAAATGGTTTTAGATGAAGTGATGGCAGTAGCGTTTAGTAATATTTCTAATTTACATAATACTTGGATTGAAAGAAAAGACTTTGAATTACTTTCTGAAAGAGATAAAAAAAGTATAGCCTCCATAGATACTCAAATAGTGAAAAGAAATATTGGTACAAAAAAGGTTCCTGAAATCGTGGATGTAGAAATGATAAAAGTTAAACTTCATTCAAAGGATAAGTTTATTGAAATCCTTAATAAAATGACTGGATACTTTGAACCAGAAAAAACAGAACAAACAGTAACCTTCACCGGTGACCCTTTTAAACAAATAAGAGAAAACAATGGAATTAACGGGTAAACAAAAACAGGCCTTATCTTACCTAACGGACCATACCACTGATTATGTGGGTTATGGTGGTGCAGCAGGTGGTGGTAAATCTGTTATAGGTTGTAAATGGTTAATGGAATTGGGATATTATGCTCCGGGAAGTAAGTTCTTTATTGGTAGAGATACTTTAAAAGATTCCAGAGAATCCGTTCTTTATACTTGGGGTGATGTTGCTCGGAAAATAGGATTTACTCAGTATAAATTTAATGATACTGGAATTATATTTAATAATGGAACTATCATTGAATTATTAGATTTATCATTTTATCCAATGAAAGACCCTCTGTTTGAAAGATTTGGTAGTAAAGAATATACCTGCGGTTGGATAGAGGAAGCCAGTCAAACCCATCCTCAGGCATTTGAAATATTAAAAACAAGGGTAGGGAGATGGAGAAATGAGGAATTCAATATTAAATCTAAAATCCTTTGTACATTCAATCCTAAAAAGAATTGGGTGGATACTACTTTTTACCGTCCTTTTGTCAATAATAAAGAAACCGTTGATACTAAATTTGTTTATGCCCTGCCCTCTGATAATCCATTCCTCCCGGCTGACTATATTAAGAGGTTGTCAGAATTAAAAAATGAAGCTACTAAACAAAGATTATTGTTTGGTAATTTTGATTATGATGATGACCCCTCAGCAATGATAGCATATAATATAATATTAAGTATCTTTTCCAATTCTCATATTAAAAAAACATATACCAATACTTTAGTGGCGGATATAGCTCGTTACGGAAGTGATAGAGCGATTATAACTATTTGGGACGGATTAATATTGATTGACTATTTAATCTTTGATATAAGCTCTACAGTGGCTATTCAGAATGCTATTAATGCCATGAGGACTAAACATCAAATAATGGCTCTGAATTGTTTAGCAGACGAAGATGGAGTAGGTGGAGGAGTGGTGGATAATTGTAGAATCAATGGTTTTGTAAATAATTCCAAACCTGCTGACCCTGCTTATCAAAACCTTAAAACTGAATGTGGCTATAAATTAGCAGAAATGATTAATCAGATTTACATAGGATGTGAATTACCTTTAGCAGAAAAAGACATGATTATTCAAGAACTTGGACAATTAAAAACTTATGACGCTGACAAGGATGGAAAATTGAGAATCCTTCCAAAAGAAAAGATTAAGGATAATATAGGGAGGTCCCCGGATTGGTTGGATGTGTTTATAATGAGAATGTTTTATTTAACTAACTTCATAAAAGAAACCCGGTCATGGTAAAAGATAAGAAAGAATCCAAAAATATGATTTCTGTACATGAAGTTCAGGAGTTTTATAATCGTTTAAAGTTATCGGAAGCCCTTGGTTATCAGTATGCCGGGAAGAGGGATATTTATGATGCTTTAGGTTACCCAAAAGATACTATTCTTTTTGTTGATTATTTTGCAAAGTATAGAAGAACTGATATAGCTAAGGCTGTAATTGACCGCCCGGTTTCAATGACTTGGAAGGGTCCAGTTGATGTAGTTGATTCAGAGGACAAGCAGGATGAATTAAAGGATGCTTGGAAAGACTTATTTGAAACTCTTTCTTTGAAGAGTAAATTCATAAAAGTTGATAAGTTATCCTGTATAGGGAGATATGCCATACTACTATTAGGCTTTTCGGATGTAATAAAGGCAGATATTGATTTTGTGAAACCAGTTCAAAAAAGTAATAATTTAAGATTGTTATATGTCACTCCTTACTCTGAAAACTCGGCAGTAATTCAGTCCTATGAAGAAAATACTACTTCATCCCGTTACGGATTACCTCTGATTTATCAAATTACCTTAACTCGAGATAATTCCACAGCTCAAACCATATTAGTACATCATACAAGAATAATTCATATTACTGGAGATTCATTAGAAAGTGATGTGTTTGGAAATTCTACTTTAGAACCCATTTATAATAGACTTTTGGATTTAGAAAAAATAGTAGGTGGTAGTGCGGAAATGTATTGGAGAGGGGCAAGACCGGGATATGCTGGAAAAGTTGATACAGGATACAAAGCAAGTCCAAATTTAAAAGCTGCTTTGGATACTCAAATGGAAGAGTATGAAAATAACCTTCGTAGAATCTTCATCAATGAGGGGGTTGATTTAAAAGGATTGGAGCAGCAGTTTTCAGACCCGGTTTCTCATGTATTAGTACAGGTTCAAATGATAAGTACTATTACAGGGATTCCAATGAGAATTTTACTCGGAAGTGAAAGAGGAGAATTGGCCTCAGGACAAGACCGGGATAGTTGGTTTGATATGATTCAAATGCGAAGAGAAGAGTATGCAGAAGTCCAAATACTTTGGCCTTTCGTTGATAGAATGATGGAGTACGGGATTTCACCTTTGACTGAGGAGTATAAAGTGGAATGGAGTGAATTATACTCAGCTTCCGATTTGAGTAAAGCAACAATAGGCAAAGTAAGAGCTGAGGCATTAAAAGCCTATAATGAAAATCTTATTAATGCTGAAGTCATTCCAGTAAAAAGTTTTCAAAAACATTTTCTTGGCTTTAATGATGAGCAGATTGAAGACATACAGAATACATTAGAAGAGCAGACTTTGGAAATGGATACTGAGGAAACAATAATTCCAACAGAGGAAAGGGGGCAGAATGTGTGAAGTATGTGAACAAATTAAAGTTAATCATCTCAGTACTTATGTCAAAGTAAAGAGATACGACCCTACCCGTACTACTGCCCTCCGTTTAGCCTTTGAAAAAGAAATGATGCGAAGGTTTAAGAAACTGGAGCAGGAAATTACTTATGCTATTGTAAGTCAGGATTGTTTTGGGTTAAAAACACCTACTACTTTTGCTGCTCCACCTCAGAAAGCCTTTGCTTTTCCCCGTAGTGCAGATAAGGTTCAAGCTTTTATGGAGTGGTTACAAAAACAAGTAGATGATAATATTCTTACTGTAAGGCAAATGAATCAATTAGGGTCAGCAGTGGATTCAGCTTGGACTAATCTGTATATTGAAGACAGTTATAAAAGAGGAGTTCAAAGGGCTGACTATGAATTAAAGAAAGCCGGGTTTGATGGAATAACCAAAGGATATAGTATAGAGGCTGCAATGGCTAATCCTTTCCATGGGGATAGATTAGGATTATTATATAGTAGGGCATTCTCAGACTTAAAAGGAATTACTGCTACAATGGACTCTCAAATCAGTAAAATACTTGGTCAAGGTATTGCTGATGGGGATGGTCCTGCTTTGTTAGCGAGAAAGATATTATCCACTATAAATGGAGGTGGAGCTGAATTAGGAATAAAAGATAGTTTAGGCAGATTTATTCCTGCTAAGACCAGAGCTAAAATGTTGGCAAGGACTGAAATTATAAGGGCTCATCATTTAGCAAGTATTCAGGAGTATAGGAATTGGGGCATGGAAGGTGTAAAAGTGCAAGCAGAATGGAGTACGGCAGGATTTAATGTTTGTGACGAATGCTTAAAATTAGCTGAGGGTGGAGATATTTCCAAAGGGGTTTACAGTTTGAACCAAATAGAGAGTATGATTCCCGCTCATCCGAATTGTAGGTGTATGGCACTCCCCATATTGGAAGAAGAGATTTCAAAAAAATAAATTAAGTAAAAAATGAAACAATTACTAACTATACATAAAACTAAAAAGACTTCCAAATACACCATAAGAAAAGAAACTTATGATGAAAAGGAATATATGGTAGTCCCTGTTGTAATGATGTTGGAAGGTGTTCATAGTGGAAGTCACGGTCCAATTCTCCATACAGAATCTGAATTAAGCAGGTTTACGGATAGTTGGAATGGTATCCCGGTCACAATAGGACATCCAAAGAATGAACAAGGGGACTATATCTCAGCAAATAAACCAACTGTACAGAGTGTAGGTAAGATATTTAATACAAAGTTTGAAGATGGGAAGTTAA